GTTCTTTCTGACCTGCGTTGGCTACGCCCATAACCTTGCCTGCCTCTCTAGCTAACGCTCTCATAAGTACAGGAGAGTTTTCCATTACAGACCTAAATTCATCGCCATCGAGTTTACCCTTTGACAATGCCTGTGAGAACTGTAACATTACGGATGCTGTTTCTGATGCGGTTGCACCACCTACGACCATCGCTTTAGCCAACGTATTGGTAATTTGAATAGCTTGTTCTGCTGATAAGCCGTAACGTTCGGTTGACAACTGAACCTTTAAGAATGTTGTAGCAAAGCTATCCATAGATGTTCTAGCGTCTTGTGCTGAACGGTATATCTCATCGGTTATTTCGGTAACTTGCTTTTCATCGTCATAAAGAGAACGTATCTTGTTGCGAACAACAGTCATTCTATCAAGCTGTTCTGAAAACTCTTTTAGCGTTCTGAACGCATTTATCACAATAAAGATGAACGCACCTAATCTACGAGTATCGGTCATTAAATTCTTGATACTTTGTAAATAAGAGTTAGTTTCTTGCGATGCCTGTCTAGCAGAACTGCCTACTTCTCTGATACGTGAGGCGACTGTCCTTTGTAACGCATTTAATCTCGGAACAATGACTGCTAAGTTTGCAAGTACATCTCTATACGCACTTAAATTACGCACAGAATCGGCAATATGTTTAAAAGCATTACCTAACGCCTTGTATGTACTAGGTTTAAAATTAACCTTATTTAAAGCGTCAATAAACTTGCTTAATTTACCTGACGTACCTTTAATCTGTCTAAAGGCATCTGCCATATTAACAATAGCGGTAGAGAACTGGTTTAAATTGGTAAGAGTATTACCGAAATTTCTGCCAAAACTGCTAAAGGTTTGGTCAAGAGTATCTAACGCACTATCTAAACTTCTAATAGCAGTTTCAACCTTTCCGTTACTGATACCTTTTACACTAGCACCTAAAGATTTTATAGCCTTGCTTAAAGTCTCTAATTGAGTGCTTTTAGTTCCTATATCACTAGGAATACTTTGTAAAGCATTAGCAAGTTGAGATAAAGTTGTGCCAACGTTTATATTGCCTTTTGTAATATCTTTTGATATTCTTGCGAAAGTGTTTAAAGTAGTGTTGAATTGACGTAACGGTTGTGTAGCGTCAGCCATTTTTTTCAACTCGTTACTTATAGTAACAAAATCAACCTTTGATAACGTACTTCTCAAATCGCCAAAAACATTTGTGATACTGGCAATATTACTAGCAGTACCTTTTAAGAGTTCTAAAGACTTAGCCATAGCACTTACGCCACTTGCAAAAGTCTTTAAACTAGCAGATTTAGGATTGAGATTCCTAGTAAAAATTCCGATAGTATCTTTTAAAGATGATAGCTTGTCTTTCAAGCCTTTTAAATCTCTAGGAGTTGAGATTGAGATTTTTACTTTTACATCTGAATAATCATCTTTGAATTTTTTTAATTTTGTCGCAAGGGTGTTTATTGCCTTTTCACCCTCGACTTTTGCAGAAATCTTAACTTTAGTATCAACTACGTCAGCCATTTTAAACCACCTTGAATCTACGCTTGCTTAACGCATATTTAATTCTTTTAACCGCATTATTAAACTGTCTTTTAAACTCTTGTTCGGCATACGCATACGGATCGTCTATGGTTGTTTCGACCATACCTAATCCACCTCTTATAGCTTGTTGAGCATAAAACTCATCTGTACCGATTGTGAAATTATTAAAAGTTTTAGTATTAACTCTTGCATAATTGCATATATGTATAGTATAATCGGAGAGGGAGGATGAAGTCAATTCGCCAGTGTTTACGTTGTTACTAGCAATATTTCTACCGTAGTTTACAAAAGGCTCTGCGTCAAATGTCAGGTGTGTTGCTCGCCATATATCAAGATATTTTCTAGGATTGTTACTCAAATACCCATACTCGGCATCTGCACCGCCATCAAAACTCAAAGTCCATGCACTAGCCATGTTACCTGTTGTACCGCCTGTACCGTCAATAAGGTCGTTTACAATATTTAAGCCGATTACAGACAATTCTTCTCCTAGCAGTTTTTTAAACTCTCGCACATAGCCTTTTGATACGTTCTTTCTACCGCCAATTTTTGTACGTCTTGTATCAGACAAACTTAAAAGACGGTTGTAAGTATCGCTAAATCCTTGTATCTCTCTAAGGTATGTATCGGCATCAAAGTCGATATGCAAAACTATATCAATCATATTCATTCCTTAAAATAAAAAAGGACTTATTACTAAGTCCTTTATCAGTGTTTTTTATTCGAGTTCCTTGACTGTTCCTGCTTGGTTTTCATATCATTATTTACCATCTTGATATAATGATCGTCAAGTCCTGTGACAAAGAAAATTAAATCTTCTTCAACCTCTTGTGACATATCGTACATTCTCGCATATTGAACTATGTCTAAATACGGAATGTAGCCAACGCCAAATCCTGATGAGCGTTGTCTGTCGAGATTTTTAAAAGCCTGAAAAAACAGGACTAAATAATCGGGTAAAACAGGTTCGGCAGTATTTAGCTTTTCCTCAACAGTATTACTAACTTTACGACCGAACCTTTTTGCCATTTCAACAGCACGTTCGAGGTTTTTATGTTTTTGAGAACTGTTTTTATAACAATAGTCAAAAAACTCGATTAGAATTTTAAATCTTTATTACGGTTTGAAACGAGGAAATTACTAACATCGGTACTCTGTTTCATTAACCAATTAAGGACTTCGATAAAATCAGGATCGCCTAAAATTTCTCTAGCCTTTTCCTTTGAGAACGGAATTTCCTCACAGATAGCAACGCCGTTTTCATCAACGACAACATTACCCTCTTGGTCAATGACCGCCTCATGCTTTACGTTACGCCAATCAACAAGAATTTCGTCTATATACAGGTAAGCAAGTTTTTCATTGACTTTCTTGTATTCGTTGTAGTTAGCGTTTTCTTTTCTTGATAAAGCGTCTAACTGACGTAACAAAGGATTTACTTTAGCCTGATAAGAGGTATTGTTTGTGCTGATACGCTTGATACAAAATTCAGGGTAAGAGCCATCATCATTAACAGCATCTTCATAAGCTACCCAAACGCCCTGATTTTCAGCCTGCTTATCGGTTAAAAACTTGGATAATAAACCACCCATAACAATCTCCGTAAATTTGTGAATAAAAAATTATAGTATTAAGATTATAACACATTTGATAAAAACTCTTGCAAAAAGTTATTCAGAAGGATATTATGAAAAAGCATTATTATTAAGAGAGGTTTTTATGAACACAAAAAAGTTTGATCCATCGTTTCAAAAATGGAGCTTAAAGGAAGACATAATGAAAAAGTTACTTAAAACAACAAAAGTATATAATTCCAATGAACTTCAAGATTTTATCATATCTTTGGAGTCACGATATACCATCGAATCCGCAGAGGAGAAATATCATAACTTGGTAAACTTTTCAACAAACACAAATGTTCCCTACCACCAGTGGTTCACTTACAGAGAGGGATTTGCTGGCAAATTAATTAATGAGTTGATTTCTATGTCCAACGCTTCCCCCGGTGAATGTATAATCGATCCATTCTGCGGTTCAGGAACCACAAACGTTGTTGCAGTACTAGATGGCTATGATACGCTTGGTCTTGATGTAAATCCAATGTCGGCTTATATTTCAAATGCAAAAGTAGATCATTATTTACAGTCGGATCTTGATACGTTATCAGAACACATAAAAAAACTAGGAACTTTCGATAGACATAATTATAAGAGTCAATATGAAGATGTAAAAAAATATTTTCAGGATGAAAATTACCACGAATTGGTCAGAATTAAGACGTATATTGATTCACTACCCGATTCCAAAGCAAAATCCATAATGACTGTTGCTTTCAACTCTATTGTTATAGACTGCTCCGATAGAAAAAGAGATGGAAACGGGCTGAAAAAAAGAGACACAAAAGTAAAGAATGTGGAAAAACATTTTATAAACAAAGTAATGGTTATTTCATCTGACATAGCATCCGTAAAGCCAAAAGAGGGTGTATCTGGATACTGCGTTTATAATTCCGCATATAATCTTCACGAAGAATACAAGCGTCTATTCGGAAGCAA